GCAGGATGCCACCAATCATTGTAAATTTCATCAAACCAACGTTCACTCCAATGTTTTTGAAGTTCCTCTGTTTTTTCTACTGATGCGATGTAATCACAAACACGTTTCAAAGCTTGAACATAAGTTTCTCCGTCTATTGACGTATATTTCTTATTGAAAGCATCAGTTGAAAATTGATTTCCATTGAAATACTCTTCCGTGGTTTGTTTTTTAACATCCTCATACCGTGTTGTGATACTATCGAAGTCTGCCTTTTTTGCCATATAATCTTTATTCATATATCCTAATGTTATTTCTTTTTACAGTAGGATAATTAGGTTTTTGTTTTTCTAAAACTCTGCGTTGGATGAAACTATTTTTTATGCGTTTGAATTTTTTCAGGTACTCTAAAATAGCGCTGTCCTATTAGTCTTCCTCTTGCGGGCCCTGTCTATTTTTCTTTATTTGATTCCAATTATCTCGAACCAAATCTTGGAGTTTATTTTCTCCATCCTTCATTTTTTCCTGACACTCTCTACCCTCAGCAGTTCCGGGGTCAAGAACCTTGATACTACCATTTCCTGCATCAAAATATGCTGGCCACGTCATACCATCAGCACCAAAACGATTTTTGATAACGTGAATACGTGCTGTTGAACCTTGCTTGTCTTCCATTTTACGTGAAAGACTGATAACGAAATCTCCCGTCATGATTTTGCGATAAGAGTCTGCAACGTTATGAGCCTGAATAACATCTTCTTCGTGTGCGCCTCTGTGTGCCTGTGAAGCAGACCAAATAGGCACTTGAAGTTCTCCCGCGACGGCTCTCAACTCTTCATACACCGAACCAGCTTCACTATAAGAGTTTGAATTTCTTTCTGAAACTGCTGGTCTTAGAAGGTCTGCGTAATCTACTACAATCAAATCAATTTTTGTTCCTGTCAACATTTGAATACGTTCTACATGCGTCTTGATTGTATGTGAAGCAACCGTCTTGATTGGAAAATACTTAATGAATAGTTTGCCCGGAATTACATCAATCTTATGTTTAACGACTTCGATGTTTTTCCTAATATCTTGGAAGTTGATTCCGGTGAAACAACTATCATATCTAAGACCTACATAGTTTTCATTCAACTCCAAAGTAATGTGAACAACGTTCTTACCGGCCCTCATAGCTTCGGCACCAAGTCTAGTCAATAACCACGACTTGCCGGAACCTGCTGGAGCCACAACGAATCCCAATTCTCCCTTACCCAATCCACCATCCAAAAGATGGTCAATGACAGGCCAATTGGTTTTAACCGTGTCACGGCACATTTCAGACATACGCTTTTCAATGTCTATCATGTATTCATGACCAAGATTTCTTTCCATACCAGCCTTTAAAGCTTCGTCAACCACTCTACGAATTTGTTCAAATTCACCAATTTTCAAATAATCCGCAGATGAAATGATTGCGTTTTTCATCTTCTGATTTTTACAAAATTCCAAGAATTGTTCTTTGATGAATGGCAAATCACTTGAATTGATGTGATTTGTATAAACGTTTCTACACTGAGCGACCACCGATTCTCTCAATATATCGCTCTTGGTATCTTCTATTTGGATAGCAAACACTTGTGGGGTAGGACACGACTTGTATTTCATAAAATACGCCATCGTCTGTTGAACCATCCATTTATTGGCATCTGACTCGAAATAGTCAGGAGTAAGAATATCAAAAATTCTCTCTACGAACAACTGGTCCGTTACCAAAGAAGCAATACACTTTGATTGAAACTCACTACCGTATTTTTTTAAATTGTCGATTTCATCCATAATTTTATTTGTTTTAGTGTTTAGTACTTTACACTACGGACCCTAATAGTAAACTTTTTATAACGGGTACAGCCTTTTTTAATTTGTAAATCCACTTATTTGACTATATTTATAGACATGACAAGAGAAGATATAAAACATCTCATCCGAGAAATAATAAAAGAGGCTAGAATTTACGGTGACCCGTATAGAACAAGCGATGAGTATGACCTTACGCCAGAAGAACTTGCGGCGTTAAAAAACATGGACCACAAACAGAGGATGAATTTCGCTCTAAAAAAGATTAAACAAGCAAGAAGAGAAAAAGGTCAATGTATTTCAGGTGGGCCTAAGTGTGAAAAGCCACCAACAGGAGAAGATGGAAAGCCGGGTCCTTACTGTAAAAACCATCTTGAGAGTTTCAGAGTGGCTAGAGCAAAACTGGCCAAGAAACGTGGTTCTTGCAGTCGTTGTCCTAACCCACCAATACCGGGCAAAAAACTTTGTCAGAAATGTACCGATGAACTTGAATTGACAAGAATAAAAGCTTTGGCTAATAACCTTTGCATCCGATGTAAAAAGAATCCAATGGAGTTGAATAGACACGGAGAAAAAATGTTGTTTTGTAGGGGATGTATAGATGCAAAAGTCGCTTGGAACAAACGAAGAAAAAATTTCAAAAAAACATGGCAAGATTATGCCAAGGATGTTGAATCTAATGCTTTAGCCAATAAATTAAAGAATCGGGGAATAGAACCTAAATGATTAAGCTCAAAAACATTTTATCTGAAATGGAACAGTTGCGAATGGCAAATCCAAATTTGAGTTCATTACCACGACCAAAAAATAGAGCGGAGTGGAATATAGATGATTGGACTAATTACTGGCAAGAACTAAGATTGGAAAAGCCATATAAGAAACCAAAAAAACCACCAAAATCAATCACATTCAGAAAGTCTTCAACGTTGAATAATATTCAAAAAGCCTTAAAAAAGTTTCTGTCATACAAATAAAATTTAACATTTTTTCATTTTTCATATACTTATCGGCATACGAAATCGCCTGTAGGGGCGCTTAAGTTTAGTAGAAAACAACTAAAAAGAAAGATAAGAAATATGAGTTTTGACCTCAATATCCTCGTCAACGGAAACCGTTGCAAACAGTATTACCATCAAGGTAAAACCTTCATCGAAGCCAAGAACGGCTCAGAATATGTTATACAAATCAACAACAATCACTGGAAGAGAATTCTCGCAGTAGGTTCGGTTGATGGATTAAACATTCTAACTGGAAAGACTGCTAATGAAAAAGATTCAGGTTACATCATAGGAGCACATTCCTCTGAAAAAATCAAAGGATTCAGATTCTCCGATGATGAATGGGCCATGTTCAAGTTTGGTTACAAGTTCAATGGAAAAACCTATGCACAATCCAAGGAAAATGGTTCTGAAAAGAATTGTGGTGTCATTGGTTTAAGGTTTTTCTATGAGAAAGAACCAATCTACACTTACAACCCACCTATTCAATGGAATACAACTCCACAATGGTTGAGTAATCCAAGTGTTACAACCGTAGTCACAACCACCACAACTACCAGAGGCGCAACCGCTTCATACGCCTTAACAGGTGCCATGAACCATAGCGTAAATTATTGTTGTTCCGATTTGGGCACAGAAACATTGTTGGGTAATTGTTCTTCCGATTCTGATGATGGCGCATTAGATTGGATGGAGGTTAATTATTCAAAGGGGCCGTCAACTCCGATTGGTTCTGACCAAATGAAAAGTTCAAAGAAACGTTCGTTTGCTGGTGGACAATGTGTTACCGCACAATATTCTGCAAATAACATTGCTGTGGCTTCTGCTGGATTTATGCCAGAACAACCAAAGTTTGATATGGGCACCGAATGGGGACGTAAAGAACATAGTAAGGTTAACACCGTTTCGTTTGAACGTGGTTGCCAAGCACAATCATTTGACATTTACTACGCAAGTAGGGAATCATTGATTGCTATGGGTGTTCCACTATTCAATGAACTCCAAGTTGGATTACCACAAAGTTTTCCAAATGAATATGCCACACCACCTAAACACTGGCAGGGTTAAAATCGCATGAAAAAGGGCGGTGAGAAATCATCGCCCTTTTTTCTTTCTCCGATAAACAATTTCTACTTTTTCCCAGTCACCTTCATCTTTTTTCTGATAAGCTGTGACTGTGTAATCTTCATAGTCACTATTATCATCTACGGGGGTTGGTACAACAATTTCTTCTTCGGTTTGCCCATCCTCAAACCGTTTCATCCTCTCCGCACCTTTTCTATCTCTTTCTTTTTGCTGGTCGGACTTTTTGCTTTTTCGCATACAATTCTGGCTCAACTTTCACGTCATCCATTTCTTTGTCCAATCTTGTAACCCAACCCGCTAACCATTTTGGGTGTGCCTTTGCTTTCTTTGTTATAGTTTTTTTCATATTAATCTCTTACGAAACTGTTTAGTTTTGAGAAACATTCATTCATCCATCCTTGTAGGTTATAGATGGTGTTTGTCAGATTGTCAGAAGACATTTGTTTTATCAACTCAAATTTGTTAAGTTTTGGGATAGGATTGCTTATTACTTCATTTACATGTAGTTGGGCAATAGTAGTTAACGCAGTATCGGTCAATTGCATTAGAGCGTAATTACGTTCAACATCTTGCCAACTTTCAACTATCGTATCATAAACCTTCAATTTCCCACTATTTTCCGTCGCCAAATCCTTTATGGCACTCAATTCTATCCTTGGCCCACTCAACATAGGAAAAGCCTTAACAATCGTCTTTAGGCCGCAACCACGCACGCCGGGGATGTTATCCGATGTATCTCCGTCAAGTGTTCTGAAATAGACGAAGTTTTCAGAACTTATACCGTATTCGTTTACCACGTCTTGTGGCCCATAAAGCCTTTTCTTTGTTGGACTCCATACCTGAACGTGGTCGTTTACAATCTGTAGGAAATCCTTGTCGGCGGACATTATTATCGAATTCCAATCCTTAAAGGTATCCAATGCTAGATAGGCGATGGTGTCGTCTGCTTCCACATTCTCCAAAGCCAGCATATTGACCGGCAGACTTTGCATGTATGCTACCAATCTTTGAAGTTGTTTCTGCATCGAAATGTCTTCATCGGTAAGATTTTCTTCATAGATTCTATTCAACCGAATTTTAGTTCTCTTATGAGCTTTGTATTCAGAATAGATTTTTCGTCTCTTGTAAGAACCACCATGACCGTCAAAAACAATAACACATCTATCAGGTTGGTAAGCTTTGATGGCACTTCCGACACTCTTTAGAAAGCCGGAAATGCCACCAGTATGCAAACCATCTATATTCATGGTGGGGATTGCCATGAAACAACGAAGAAATGTATTCATTCCGTCAACAATTAAGACTGTCTTTTTTGTAACAGAACCAAGCCCACCTTCTTGAGCGGCCTTCTTTTCGGCCTTCAAGTTTTCCCAAATGGAAAATACATCATTTGCGTCAGGAGTCATTATCCTTCATCCTCAACACTCTCATCAACCTCAAGGTTTTCAACGATGGCAGAATTCGCTGGACGATACTTCATGATATAATCGGTTGCGATAACGTCATAAACTTCATCCTTGAATGACTGTTCACTTTGAATCTTTTCAAGAAATTCCTTGGTAGTCAATTTGATTGTTCCGCTTGGAAGTTTGAAAGTATATTTGTCGCCATCTTTCTTGGCAAATCCATTATCTTTCATGAAATCCAACCAACTCGTCAAGTCTTGAATACCACTATCATAGTGAATTTCAAACAAGGCATTTCTGTGTGGTGGCCCCATACGATTCTTGGTGACAATGATTTTACACTTATTACCAATAACTTTCTTACCTGCACCCAACAGTTTGCCCATGTTACTTAAACGAAGTCTTACAGATGCTGCATATGCCATGGCTTTTCCACCCGGAACAATCCACTTGTCTTGATGCCCGACGGCAGCAAGATTCATACGAAGCTGATTTACGAATACTACAAGGATTCTTTGTTTTCCAATAAGACCAGTGATTTTACGGCACGCCTTACTGATGATGATTGCTTTCGATGTGTTGTATCCATCTTTTCCGTGTTCGGATTCCATTTCTGTTTCCGACGAAGCTTGTGATAAAGAATCTACAACAATTGTTACCAACTGTTTAGTATCAAACTTTCTCGCCACGCCTATAGCTTCTTCAATCTTAGAAAAGATTTGTTCAACTGTTGTAAGAGAAACATAGTTCAAGTTTCTCATGTTAAGTCCTACCGCATCCCAAAATAAAGGCGCAGCGGCATTTTCTGTATCAATTAATACACCGTGACCACCCATCTTTTGAGTGGCTGCTAAAATGTGAGCACAGATTAAACTTTTTCCTGCAGCTTCTTGAGAACTTATTTCGATGATTCTTCCAACAGGAAGTCCACCGTTTTTTCTATTAGAAATGGCTAAATCCAACAATGAAGAACCTGTTGAAATCCAGTCCGAAACCATTGATGGGTCTTCCTCTTCATCCAAGAAGTAAGATACCTGACCTCCATCAGCGGATGATTTATTTAATGCTTTGTGAATCAATTCGGCAAGTTCACTACGTTCTACTTTTCGAACTTTGTCAACCTCACCGTCAATATGATTAGATTTTCCTTTTGCCATAATATATTTTTAGTACTAACGAGAATGCTACACCTATTCGATGTAGCATTCAAGTTATTTTATTTACTTTATTGATTCAAGATTAACTCTTCTTTTCAGGGAAGATGTTCTTGAACGCCGTCTCGAAGTCTTCCACATTCACTTTCTTTGCCTTGGTGGCAGAAGGTGAAACTGGAGGCGTTGATGGTGCTACTTCTGCTACTTGAACAGTTGTGGCAGCTTCAATTTGCTCTTCGGATGGAACAACTACGTTGTCATCATTTGATGGAGCTTGTGTTGGTGTCTTTACGACTGCGGCAGTTCTTTCGGCGCCACGAGGAGCGGAGCCAGAGTTAATGCCTCTTCGTTCATTTTCCAACTTGATTTCCAACGCTGCGGCCAAATCTTCATACGAAGCTGGCGTATAAAGGTCATATATCTTCGGTTGGTGCCTAGTGATAAGTTCTAGGACTTCCTTGATATTCGGATGTTCCGGGTCAATCACCGGACGTGGCTTTGGCTTGATGGTGATTTTCGTTTCAGGATAATCCTTGCCGACTTCATCAGCCGTCTTGAAAATTACCTTGATATCGTTACCGGTGTTAAGGTCTGTGATATCGTCGTATTCGGTCATGTCAGCCGTGAGCTGTTCATAAACTTGAACGCCGAATCCCCAAAACTTGACGCCTTCCTCTTCCTTACCACGAACGATGATAGGAACGTAAGTTCTAATCTTGGGTTGCATCTTTCTTCCCTTGAGCCAAGTTTCCTTGGACTTCTCAAGTCTGTTTGCCAAATCCACGATTGGGTCTGGCTTATTCTGGCTTGAGGGGCTTAGATAACTAACCTTGTCGCCGTTGAAGTCATAGTGCCATTTCAGTTCGATGAACGGAAAGTCAACTGAGTCTTGTAGTGGAACAATGCGAATTGTTTGTTCGCCGGGTTCCGGCTTCCAAACGTATTTCTTGATTTTATCAACTCTCTCTTGTTGATCTTGGGTGAGTTTTTTGCCGCCCTTTTTCGTCTTGTCAAAAGACGCCAATTTGTTGCGGACTTTATCCATGTTAAGTGCCATAATTATTTTTCTTTCGTTAATTAGTGTTAATTAGCATTAAATCAATCGTTAACTATAATTTGTTAAGTCTTGTCTTGCTGCTAATAAGTATGAACTCTACATGATAACCGCACGAAAATCAACCTATAAAAAGCACAAAAAGTTTTTATTTTTTGCGTTTTTCTTTAACTGACTATTTCTAAAATTTCAATCGGGAGGACGCGAATGGAGGGAGTGCCAGTAATGATTAAAGAGTTCTTGTACAAGTTCCAATCAACAGAATAAGTCTTGTCAAAAACCCCATTATTTTCATCTTTAATAATCTGATTCATGGCATTCAGTGTATAAAGAGTATTGGTCTGTTTTTTCCTGTGAATGGAAATTGTATTTTGAAATTTAGGAAATTCTCTTGCTTCACTCAGTATATTGTAGGTAATGAATACCTCTTTAGGAGTAGTTACGTTGATGAAAACAAAAAATCTATTGTTGTAAACCGAATAGAACTTTTTTATTTCTTCTAGTGCCGACTTAAAGGATGTTACTGTAGAGAACGTGCATAACAGTTGTCTCTTATCGTTCATAATTTTTTCGGTGTTTCTCAATACTCTCTTTTAGATACTCTGGTGCATTATACATGAACCAATTTACCATTTCTTCCAACATATAGTCATCACCTTTTAACATTGTCTTGATTGCATCTTTATCGGCAGTTTTTTCTGCATCGGATTTAGGTGGTGGTTCGGGTAATGAGTTTGGTTCTTTTACTGGGTCTGCGGCTGGTGTTGATACTGGCGTTTGTTGTGGCGCAGCCGTAGTTTTTGCTTGAATGTCATTGGTAGCATCAGTGTCACTGGAAGCTGGTGGTGCGGCCTGTGAAACAGGAAGACCAGTCTTTGGTATCTCTGGAGACTTCTCAGGCGTGCTTGCAACTGGCGGAGTGGCAGCAGGCGGGGTTTCAGCCTTTTTGGCTGGGTCCGAAAAAATGTTAGACATTTTCTTCATCGGATTCTCTTCAAAGTGTGTGCCACGTTTAATAGCCTCTGCTTTGTATTCAGGAGTTGGAAATGTAACCAAAATGCCTTTAGCATTGTAAGCTTGTCTTTCAGGATACTTTCCCTCTAACACTCTATTGGAAAAATCTCTTACAGCCTCTTCATCAATGCCTTTTTTTGTGAGATAATCACGTAGAGCCTCCATATGTGCGCTTTCTTCTACGCTAAACATACCATTGGATACTCTCTGGTCTAATGAAACTTCACTTATGATTTTATTGAGTAATTTATTCATACTGTTCTGTGTAAGTATAAATATTCTCAGGAATGTCAAACTTATGGATAAATCTGAATCACCGAATCATAAGATTCCCCTTTATACACCTTGATTGGGAATCTTTTACCCATCATCATAATATTCATGATATCTGTAAGAACCTTTGGTCCATCGGATTTGTGGAAATCGAACAACAATGAATCGTAAGTGTATAATACCGCCTTCGTTTTCTTGTCTCTCAAATACTTGTTTACCCAATGAACAGCAGACAATGCAACTTCTGTTTCTGTGGCTTGAAGAATATAATTGAAAAGTTTTTCTGGATTTGCGTCTTTCAAGTGTTGGTCAGTAATTTTTCGTCTGAATGTGGGTGTCAATACATATCCATTTTCTTTGAAAAATTGCCAATTCCAATTTTTGAACTCTTTAAGATTGCTGAAATATTTGATGTTCTCATATTTCTCTTCTACACCGCCATATAACTGTCTCATCGTTATACTCTTAATTTCCTCCAAGTCGTATTCCGTCACTTTACGATGAAGATACATTTCACCCAAATATTTGTAAATGTCCTCATCAATACTCATTGGGAAATTTGTGACATTACAGATGATTCTTGGATGGAAAGCAGAATAATCAATTAGTATCATCATTCCGTCCAAACCATGACGTGATGTAAAACATGTTCTTACACCATTCTCTTTATTGAGAGCGGCATAATTTACGTTATCAAAGTGATTACTTGGTCGTCCGGTGCTGGTGTAAAAATTGTATTTGCTATACACCAATCCATTTGGTTGTATTCTAGCATCAAAATGTTTGGAGAAACATTCTCTGTTTACATAAATACCATTTGACTCCAACTCTGCTAGAGTTTCAACAACAATCTCATTCTCTTTTCTATACCCATATTCAGAATCACTCCAATTAATACCTATCTTGAAAAATTCATTGCACATTTTTTCAAATGTTTCTTTGTGTTTAAGAAGTGGAACGACCTTATTCAAGTCTCCACAATCACGCTTACTACGATAGATGAATTTGTGTGCTTTGGTATGATATGTTTCTTCTTCGATGGTCCATCCCTCTTGTAAATGACAATACAAGTTGATATCGAATAAATCTTTGACAGGTAAGAATTGAATGAATGATTTTTTATCAAATACCCATTTATGATTCGGTAAGGTTTCAATCTCATTCAACCGTCTGACGAAATCATCTTTATCGGTAACGGAAACCAAATCTGGATGATTAAACCCAACGGTTATCGTTTCCTTGGTATCCATGTTCTTGATAAAGACCAACGAAACGTCTGTGGCACACGTATGGAGAAAAACATCAGATGGAATCGCCCACAAAATAACAGGTGAACGACTTTTTCTAATCTTTTCTAAAAAGTTTTTATAACTCTCCATAGTGGACAATAGTAGTAGTCCAACACGAAAAAGTCAATGGGTTTAGTTTTTTTACAACGTTTTATCTATTGGCCAACCATTTTTATTTGGTGAAGTAGCATCAAACCCCAATGGCCCCCTCAACTTGTCTTTTATGTATCCCCTCAATGGAAGTGGTTGGGCACGAATGGTTGTTTCCCAATTACCAGCTTCTAATGTTTGATGAACGTCCGTAATACGAAATATGATATCATTCTCACTATATGGCGGCGGAAGATGCCTTACAATAAAATACTGAAATGTTCTAAGTCCGCCAATTCCTTGTAATGTTAATTCAAGGGTTATGCCGGGCTGAACTGCACAATACTTTCCATTTTCATTGTAATCTTCGTCGTTTAGTAACAACGTGAGAAGTTTCTTATCAGTCATAACCAGTTTAATGATTTCTGGCATATTATCAGGAGCTACTTCTATTGGCCTGCCGGGATAAGATATTATAGCAGTTCTTGGAGCCGTCCTTCTGTATGTGTACAACGACATTTGTAATTGTCCACTATCCGCCTGTGAGTTTATATTTTGAACTCCCCTTACTAAATCTTTTAACTGGTCCAATTCAGTCTTTCTTTTTTCTAATTCACCATTACCATCCGCTCCTTGTTTTTTATTTTGAGCCGTTCCTATCACACAATCTTTGAATTGATAATCCAACACATCATTTTTATCAAAAGCTTTGTATTTAGAATCTTGATTATTTACCGCGCTGTATATTACTCTAGTCGCTTGTATATCTGACAACGCGGGTCTAAACTTCAAAGATTTTATTATACTATCTGCATCCATGTAATCAAAGGAATATACAGAATCGCCTTGTGCTTCTAATGCATATTTACTGATGTATTTTTTATCCACCACCGTTATTGTTCCATCAACATCCATCAACGTCAAATCCCAAAAATTATCCGTTGCAGCCATCAAAACCTTGAAAATTGCATCATACATTTTTGTATAAGAGTCATTATTTTCATCCGATACTATATTCGAAAATGCAGCAAAAGAAATGTAAATGTTAGAAAGAAGTCCGGAACGGTCTTTTACTAATTTATCACCTTTCAATCCTCTTGGACTTTCTGGTAAAACTCCCGAATCAAAGCTAGATGGAAAACTATAAGAATTTAACGGCGAAACTCCAGCCTTTACTCCTATCTTAGCATATCTGTATCTATTGTAATTTATCACTTCATCCAAATTATCACGAAAACAATAATCTCTATTTGGTTGAAAAAATAACTTTCTCATTTTTTTATTTGTGACTGAATTTCCAACGGGAGTATATCTTAAAGTTTGATATGTATATGGTACTGAGGCGTCAGGAACAAGAGTTGCTCCAGCATTTTGCTGTAAACCAACAAGTCCGTATAAAAATTTAGGAGCTTGATAATTTGGTATCAAAACACGCTGGTCGCATGAAATCATATTTGGGTGTCCACCAATTATACAATTTTGAATATCAACCTCAAACATATTTTTCCCCTTTACCGTTCCGCTAGGGAGTGCAGAAAATCTATTTAATATGGCTACAACCATCCCCATATTAATCCAAAATTTATCACTACTATCTTTATCTTGTATTTTTGCATCAAAATCATTGTCATACGGTTTTCCGAATCCTTCACCTACAGTGCCCGGAGCTCCCGGTATAGGGTCGGTACCATAACTGTTCTTTGGTCTTCCTGAAAATATACCAAACACATGTGGGTGTCTCATACCTACTTGTTCAGGCTTTCCTGTCAACAAAGGATTTAAAATGTCACGCCAAATCTGGTTACCATCTGTAATTGTTTCAAAATTTAATGTTTTGTCATTTACAGTAGGAGCCTGTGTAACTAACGTCTTCAAATTTACCAACGTTTGGTCGTTTTTTATAAAACTTCTAAGGTCTTTAAATATACCGGCTGGTATGTCTTTATCCGTAGAATCATTGTCATTTACAGACATTGCATAATCTGCTGCTATACCCGCATACAGTCTATCCTTGGAAGTTATTTCAGTCGTGCATATAATTTTGTTACCTTCTATACTCCAATTGAAGTTTGAAACAATACCATAAACAACATCATAATTTCCTTTTGATTTTATTATGTTATCGAAGTAAAGTGGATATGCGTTATCCCACAACCGTCTCATTTCATCTCTATCCGCAAGGTTAACCAACGAATCAACGTTGTAGTGATTCCATCCCCACTCTACCATACACGTAATACCCGGAACAAGAAAATATGGAGTCATATACGCAAGTTGTTTCCAAGAAAAACACACCCACTCAACCGAAACACGTCTATAAAGTTCTTTTTGAACTGTTACTTCTATTCTTGAAATTTCAGGTGGTGGAACATGAATTGGATAATTCTTCGGTTCATCCACCGGAGTATTTAAAGAATTTTCTATGATGTGTGGTTCTCCGGGATTTCCATTATTAAAATCTCCCGGTGTATATCCAATAACTTGATATTTTGAATTGCCTGCCGTGGCTGGAGGTTGAAATCCATAACTCTGATAAAATCCCTTACCACTGTATAATACGAATCTTTCTTTACGACCACCAAATTCATTTGTCACTAAAGGATGGCCTGCTCCATTGGAACAAAACCGAATCCAAGAAGTCATCGGCCCTCTATAAGAATTCCAATCGCCTCCAGACCCCTTATCCCAATTTGCTTGGGTGTTTTGGATAAACTTGTAGCTCCTGTTAATTTTCCTTCGGTTTAATTCAGATTGAATTTCTCCGGGAATATTCGACGGTTGCCATGGAATAATTGGTGCTGGCATAACTTATTTGTTTATGTTATTAAACTGAATCAATATAGCATTTATATTTGTAGGCACTCTTAATTGAATACCTGCTGGTACACTCATTCTTCCTTTACCAAGATTATTAGCTAGTGCTATGACCCACCACAACGTAGGGTCGTTGTAATACTTATAGGCTAGACTATCCAAGTAATCTGATTCGTTTGATATAATTATAGCGTCGCTCTCTTGTGGTTTAACAATAGGATAGTATGTGGTCCTATAAACCCTACTCCCATCCCATCGTTTATCTACACTTGTTGTTTCGTATCTTTTCATAATTACGCTAAGTTAGCATTTCTTTGAATCGTTCTATTGAACGGTGTACCTGCATCAAGCAAATTTCTAACATCGTCTCTAGCTCTTCCCGGAGTATTCCATTCCACAAATTGTTGATGTAATACAGTAGGAACAGGCAAATATGGAACGTTCACACTTCCAGAATTCAAGAATATAGCCGGGTCGGTCTTATTTATATCTTCCCAATTATCAACTCTTGGTTCATGACCGAAATGAGAACCACCAACTATAGCACGTTCTTTTTCAAGCAAATTACAAGTGACTGCAATTTCAACTTCTCTTGGAAGTTGGCCGTAATTTTTACCTACAGTTTTAGAAGCAATTATACCGTTCATGTAACTCCATCCAGAAGAATTGTCTTCATTTAAAGTTTCCCACGCTGCATCATCAGGAATGTTTACATTCAATGACGTTATGACCACAGGTTGAAATTTATACAAATCGCCTATGGTTAACATAAACATCGGAGGAACAATAAATCTGTTAAATATCTTGTTGGAAACATCACTTGTAGCTGTGTAATTTGAGGGTTTAACTGAACTTGCCAAGTAGTTTATTTTCTTCCAAGATGGCAACAATTCAGTGACGCTACCAATCACGACATTAAATGTGAATGACAAGGTTCTACTAAATCCATTGTATGAATACAATTGGTCGGCTCGACCAATGAAACGAAGTTCATCCCAAAATGCTGTGTTACCTTCGGATATGGATTTTACCGTGGCACGAAATGGAATATACTTTTCATTTACAACATCATAAAAGAAGAAAGCAATCAAATCATCTTCATATGGTTTCCATTCTGTCCATCCGGTATAATCTTTGCTGATGGACGAGTTTTGTGTAGTTATTTCCCTCTCCTTGCCCAATACACCCAAAGTATTAATACCATCAGACATGAATGACGTAGCCATTCTAAGACTATTGTTTGAAACAGAAGAATCTATAGTCTTTGGTCTTCCGTTTCTATTATCTGCATATTCACCACTTGCACCTATAACTCTTGCTCCTTGTTGTTTTTTCGTCCAATTGTCATATTTTACATAATCTGCATCAAATCCAGCGGCAGGCAACAAATATGATGCTGGAGATTTAAATGCAATATACGTCGGAGTCATGTTGATTTTATCAATGACTTTTTGTAAATTTTTCTTTAATTTCTCAGCCCTATTTGGGTCTGAAAATTTAGATGGGAAATTTTGAGAATCTTGTAGATAGTAACTGTATTGCACCAATGCATCGGAGTTTGTCAACTCATCTTCAAAGAGCGGTCTTCCTACATTAGAACCGTATCTGTCACCGTCGGCAATTGAATATCCTGTTGGTGACGCCGACACAACTACACCACTTACTTTTCCAGTTATTGGATATCCAAACAATCCAGCGTTGGTATTTTTGTATAATACAGTTCCATCAGGCATTGTTATTAGTTTTACTCTTTTTAATGGAGTGACTCCTGCACTTGACGGATTCAATAAATTTGTAAGAACTCCCAAAGATGAACCAAGTGGATTGGCAGCAAATGCGGCGACACCAGCAGCAAAAACACCGACTTGACTTGTCACTTTTGATAACGGAGAATACTTGGTCACAGAACCACCATCAGGCGCAATCGTAAGCTTCATGCTTGGATACCAGCCCTGTTTCAAGTTTAACTTGTAACTGGTTGCCATGAAACCATAGGTTGCTTCATCTGCTCTGACCTGTGTTCCGGTTGGTTGTCTTACCTTGGTTGTTCCAAATAATTGACCAGCAGCATTGCTCATGGCTGATGCCATAGCCTTTATACCTGTAGAATTTCCACCGGATGAACTTGGCGTAGAAACCGGCCATTTCATCTGAATCTGTGCAAATCCTTTACCTGCGCCACCACCACGAATCAATCCTTTACCTTGTCCTGTGTTACTTATAGGTAAGGCAACGTTTCCTGCGGTGCTGGAAGGGGTCTGGAACCCACTTTGAAGGTTAATACCTACAACTCCAGTAACGGAACTTGCTAATCCTAATAGACCACCCTCAATATGTCTTGTAGGTGTCTCTCCTATACCAGCCGTTAAAGGTTGAACTGTGGCTAGAATCGGCGATAATGGATTGTAAATACGAGTTTCATCGAAAGGAGCAAGCCTTTGAATGGCTGCTTGTGTAATCAAGAACTGAACACCCCAAGAAGATATTAGGAATTTTGAAACTCTAACTACGTCATTTACAGAGTCTTGATTTATACCAACGATGTTTACCAACTGTTTTACCGTCTCTGGCAATTGATTGATTATACCATCATCTTTTTGGTCAATGAATGTATAAACGAATGGTTGTTTATCTGACAATACTTGAGCAAAAAGACTGTCGTGGTAATTGGTATAAGGACTAAATCTGTGATAAAGATAGTTGTCATTAGCATTTAATAACAACTTAAGTTTACCGGGACAACGCCCAGTCGGATAATTCGGCGGCACATTTGGAAGTGTCGGCGGAAAGTTAGAAAGTCTTATTACTGTTGTTGATGCTAATGGCATATGTTTATAAGTATTAACTACTCAATGTACCAGTATAGGCTAATCTTCTACCCATAGCTTGGTCTAGTTTTTGACTGTCAATGTAAACGTTGGCAGTTAAACTACCATTCTTCATATCACTTCTCAATCCATCAATACCATCCTTAATTGCTGCTAGTATTCCTCCTGTATCACTATTACTTCCTCCGGCCGCAGCACCGCCTGCTTGAGGTAATACCAAAGATTTAAGTTTCTCCACCTTGATATCAGGCATTTCGTTGATTGCTTTACTCAATTCTACCACTGCGGCTGAAAGATTACGTATCTGTAAAACCGTTCCAACAAAACTGAGATTTTGTAATTGCGCTAGAGCTTCTACCGTCGATTTTAAGCCCGTGCCTAAATCCATCATAGCTTTGCCAACTCTCTCAGCAGGTCCAGCCAATAATCTCAAAGCAATTGAAAATGCTACAATTCCCGGTGCTGCTAGACCTAAAGCGATTCCACCAGCCACAATAAATGTCGAAGCCAATCCTAAAACTGTCAAACCTCCAGCAATCTTCAATAGTGGAACATCAGATAAATTTTGTAAAGCTTTTGAAGCAATCCACGCTGCAGCAGCAAATCCCATCATAGCAATACCTAAAATGCCTATGGCGAGAGCGCCTGTTATTGTTAATGGAGCAAATGCTCCCAAAATTGCACCAGCTACACCTAATGCTATAATAGCCGCAGACATAGCAAGTATAACACCAACAGGAACTTTAGATACCATCATCATAGCAGCAGCAAATGGTATCATGGATACACCCAAAAGAAAAATTGCTAAAGCGACTTTAGCAATGCCCTGCACCGGCACTTTTGCTAAAGCTTTTAATCCACCAGCTAAACTTTTTAACGACTTGCTTATTGCGCCTCCGCCGCCTCCCATACCTTTACTAAGAAATTTTGTTATAGTCGAAAATCCTTTACTGTTCATAACCTTCATGCCAATTACTCCTACTATAGCAGCAATAGCTGTCAATCCTACTAACCACG